TATGTCTTCTCATTAAAAAGACAAGACTTGTAGACACGCACAAGATAACAATTAGTAAAGCAAGCATACCAAAGTCCATCGTTTCTTGCCTTGTCTTCCGTAAACCAGGAGCAGAGGCGCATTTCATATCGCAATGTGCATTTGAACTCTCATACACTTTAGAAACATCCTTAAACGAAAACTGTGGTTTTCCAAGCCTTTCATTTACGGCATTGTGAAAGTCAAATGTCCACACTGCCAAGTTCTCAGCTTTCTTTGGATTGTTTTCTTCCAGATATTGAGAAAAATGAAGTCTGCAGTCTTTGCACGGCAAGAGTGTTCGAAGAGACTGCAAAAATTCTATAAATTTCTTTCGATCCTCTTTGTTGTCTGATATAGAAAAGGAGAGGCTGTGTAACACTCGCCACGTGGACGGTCCCCATATTGTTGTGCTTAAATTCATTTTTATTTGTTTGTTTGTTTGGGGTTGTACTTGATGTGAGTTTATTTTTTAATTGGGTTTCAACAATTACTCTTCCTTTCACTTTATTATATTTCACATGCGGCGCGATCTGGAGCGCGACTTTGATTTTCTCTTTTTCTGACCACCTCGACAAAAAAAATGAATACGCGAACCGGGAGTCGAACCCGAGTCAAGGGTGTGGAAGACCCTCATTCTACCGCTGAACTATTCGCGTAAAAGATATATAGTCTAAGGGATTCGAACCCTCGCGCATTTCTGCAGCGGAACTTGAGACCGCCTCCTTAACCACTCGGACAAGACTATCATTAATTATCAATTACCACTATACTACTTTTTTTTTGGTTTTTCTAAGTCAAAGTCGGACTGACTATATCGTATATCTAGGAGATGGTTGGAATACTTTTTGTTGCACTTTACCTCTCTATCTATCTGTTTGACGCGGGGAAAGAAGAGAAAGAAGGGAAAGAAGGGAAAGAAGGGAAAGAAGGGAAAGAAGGGAAAGCGCGCGGAATCTTTTACCAATACATGTACCACGTTTTCTTTTCCCAATCGTATACCCCATGCCCCTGAATTGTTATGCGATAACTATTTTCACCTTCCCACGCGCTCGGAGCAATCATGTGAGTGTGTTGGCCGTTGTGGCAAACAATATATCCAACCTTATACTCAATTTTGGTTTTTTCAGCAAAGGCCGTAATTAATGGGCGTGGAATTAAGAGTTGCATAACGTCTGGGATTGGAGGAAGATCAATCATGTAAAGACCCGATCCAGTCTTAGGAAGTTGAAGAGCAATTGTAAAACTTAACGTATTCTTTAAGTCAATCTTTTCGTTCTTTGCATATTCTAATCGTTGGAATTGTAGATCCCGATGCACTGACGCAACTGGACTTGAAAATAACTTGTTGCATTCAAATATATGGAAGCCAGGCAAGGCAGCATAGTCCCTGAACTTGATCGTCGCGCCAGGCGCTCTAAACTGAAAATATTTTAGAATGCGGTCCTCAACGTCGCCAAACAATTCAATCATTCGCGGATTCGATTCAGAAGATTTTTGCTGGTAGGTTTTGGAGTCTGCTCCATCCACATAAGAGCTCGTGCCCAATGTTGACATGGCAATGTTTCTTCTCTCCCACAAGTGCTTTTGCGCCATGACGCGGTCAGCAACTTTTTGCGCATCGTCTTCAGTATAAAACGGCTCAAACCGAAAATCGGCAATGTTTAACGGATCCTTTTCGGATCTTTTTGAGTTTAAAAGATAGTGGGGGTGCGTAAAGGCATTCTTATCATTTATTATAGACGCTTGGTCCCAGAAATATTTGGGAACAAGGACTCCGCAATTTGCAAGATATGAAAAGTTGAAAAGTGTTAAAAGGACAAGCACTGTAAGAAACGCATACACTTCCATCATTTTTTATCTTTTATTCTAGATTTAAAGATTCTCAAAAGATTGAAGCATTGATTTGCTATATCCAAACGGAGGCGAAACGTTTACAGTTCCATCTACAAATACATGAACAAGATAGGAGACCGAGGATTGAGGCCATCTTTGGGTAGTATTATTTAGTCCACCCACCAATCCAATCTGGTCAGCAGTATCAACAATTGAAGATGTCAAAACTTGAATATTATAACCTCCAAATTTTTTTATTTGAATGTTTTGCTCGCCTAAAGTACTTTGAGATCCAATGACGACAAGGATAAAACTATATTCTATATTTTCCGGATTCTGAGGAAGCCATAAAATTTGTTGATTAGCAATCATAATATACACAAATGTTTTATTCCGATCAACTCCTCCTTGAAAAATGTAATTCATATGAGCATCTGCGTTACAATTATAAATATGAGGAGGAGTAGGATTCGCATCTGTTATATATGCTTGACCAACAAATCCAGCGACCCACGATGCGTATAAGACAACCCAGTAATAGGCTCCAGTTTCTCCCTTTGCCGACAAAATTGTTCTGTACGGCATAGTAGTTCCAAACAAAAGAGAAGATGACATGATTGTAATTCCTTGCCGACCAAATGCATTTAATGGAATACCCAAATTCGTGTTTAAAGAAGCCATGGTGGGTTCTGTTGGCATGGGAAACGTTTTCAATCTTGTACTTAATACTATCCACCGGTTTGAAAGATTTGCGAGTGAAATTGGCATGTTAGCTCCATCGCTTGAAATGTACAAGACAAGCGGATTCTCGTTTTTCGTTGAATCAAAAAACACAAATTGTGGCAAGACGGTCCAAGTCCCATTCAAAACAATCCATGTATTTCTTTTTGTAGATGGATGCAAAGAAGACGATTGCACGTCAAAACCAATAAGGCTCACGCACGTTCCATCGCTCAAATTTTGAGGATCTCGTAAAAAGTATGAGCGAAAAGATGGAGAAACATAATTAGAAATCGGAATTGTTATTTTATTTAATGGCGATATATTTGCTTCTTGGAATGTAGTAAATAAATCAAAATGTTCATTTGTGATGATATGAACCTGGTTCAGAGACAGAAAAGGAATTTGTGACAAGTTTCCATTTCGAAAAACTAATTCTTGGCCAGATACTGGATTAGGTATACCGCCTGCAAGTCCCGATTGGAAATGTGTTGGAGAAAGAGGGTCCGAATACCACTGAGTTGCATGCGTATTTAAAGTTGTAGGACCCATAGAACTATTGGGTTCTACAAGCGCTGCAGTATTTGCATACGAGCCTAATGGAAGTGCAGCAAACAGAAAATTTGGTTTGCACGGCACGCCATCTAAAACAATATCGTAATCACTATACAGTAAAATACCTGCTACATTCTGTACATAATTTATGTTTAGAAGATAGATATCGTCAATATTATATGGTGAAAAAATAAACACTGGGTTGATAAGTCGATTTTGTTGCTTCTGAAAATATAATTGAGGTGAAAAACCAAATGAATAATATTTTACATGAGAGGGTTTACATACAAATGCCATTTTATTGCCAGAGTGCGTATTTGACGGAACTATAATAGTTTTAGAAAAATTAAAAATTTGAGTTGAAATACTTGCAAAACTAATATTATTATAATCAACAATATTTTCATTAAATGAAACTCCCAAAAACTTTCTAGTATTGACCGGTGTTGTCGATGGAGTGAACGGCGGAAGTCTTTTTGCATTCGGAACATCGCGGATCGTATCGAGCTGTTTTGAATTGTATGCTTCCGCATACGAGACTCCGAAAGGATTTGTTGAATTCACCGAATTTATCATACTGGAATTTGCTTTTTTCAGGTAATTGTAGGAGATAATGAAGATTACTAAACCAACAAGAAAAATAACCCAGTTTATTTTACGTTTCGAATTTGCTTTCAAGATTTCAAAAGCAATTTTAGAAGTATCCATTTTTTCTATTTTGTATTTTGTTTATTTTCCAGTGAACCATGCAATTACGAGCAATAAGACTCCAGCACTAATTAGTGAAGTTGAAAGAATCTGCACAAACGTAAATGTTTTTGCATCTTCCCTGGATCCACCGGGCGCGTAGCTCGGAAGTCTTATTGAAAACCATATTCCAGTTGCAAAAAACGCAGCCGAAACAAGCATGATAAAAAAAGTTGTCCTCGCCTCTCCTCCCTTATCCCTACTATCCGACTTATGCCTCCTTGACTTGTGATTATGATAAGAAGGGTACATCATCATTGGGCCCATTCCGCCCATCCCGCCCATCCCGCCCATTTGCATCGGAGGGTACTGGCAAGGTGGACATCCTGCTTTAGAATTTGGATCCAAAGTCGAGGGCATGGGGGGCATTTCGGGTGGTAAGTAAGCTTCATTGTCGCCCATCGTATTCATGTGTTTTTGTTTTTTCCTTTATCACCGATTAGATTGATTACATAGGGCGAGAATAAGTGTTTGTTTTTTCTTAATTTTGGAAAAAATGTGAAATCTATTATTAATTACCACCGTCGTACTTTGCTACCCTTGCATTATACGAGTCCGCACAATTTTTGACTACTTGATTTGCTTTTCTTTCTGCGAATGTTTGTATACGAGACAAACACTTTTCGAGTTCGTAGAGAGCATTGCTCTTTCTTGTTACGTCCTTTTCCTTTCCGCTTTCTCCTCCTTCTACACCTTTTCCTTCACCTCCTTCACCTTCACCTCCTTCTACACCGTCTCCTCCTTGAAGAACGTCAGCATTGTTGGAAAAATCCACATCCGAGTTGCTCAAGAAATCTTCAAAAGATTGTTTCATGTACCCCGCGTATAATTTGACTTGTGGAAACCACGCGTTTTCTTTCTGAATCTCCTTTTCATACTCTTCAAAAATTGCATTGATTTCATCTTTTTGTAACTCCGTAAGATTTGGAATTGCGAAAACGTAAACTTTGAGTTCCTCAAGCTTTTGAGCGTACATTGCTTCCAACTTGTTTTTAAGAGCTGTTGATTCCTTTAAGATAAGATCATTCATTCTCCATCTGAACTCCTTATCAACCCGAGCTCTGCTTCCTCCTTCCAAAGTACTTACTTCTTCTTGAAACTCGGCTTGACCAACTGATCTCTGAAGTTCATTGTACCGATCTTTCCATTCGTAAGTCCAAGCTGAAAGTGTAGCAGTCTTCCTGTTAGTATCCTCCAGCTCACTTCGAAGTTTTATAATTTCTGCGTTCTGAGAAGTAATTTCCGCGTTCTGCAAAGTAATTTCCGCGCTTTGCGAAGTAATTTCCGCGCTTTGCGAAGCAACAAGCTGAATTGTTTCAATATCTTTATTCACTGCTGGACAAGATTCAATCGGCACAGCGGGTAAATCATCGACGACTCCCTCCACCACAACGGCAACTTCTTCATCTTCATCTTTATTTTGAACTTGAGCTTGAAGCTGTGCAGTGACAAGAGTCTTTGTCGCCTCCTCAGCATCCTTTGCGGCTTGTATTTCCTGATCAGCCTTTTCGGAAGCAATTGCAGCAGTTGCGGCAGCCTCGTCTACTGCAATCTGCCGCAAGCGATCAGCCTCGGCAACTGCACGCATTCGGGCGTTCTCGGCTTCTTCAATCGCGGCTTGGCGAGCTTGCTCGGCGGCAGCCTGCGCCTCTTCTTTTAGGCGTTCAGCCTGTAAGCGAGCTTCTGCAGCTTCGCTTTCTCTCCTTTTCCTTTCTTCCTCAGCTAATATTAAAACTTCTTGCGCATTTTCTAATTCACATTTCTTTTCTTCTTCGCTCTTTCTTATCGTTGCAGCGGCAAGTTCTTTATTTGCTTCGGCAAGATTTTTATTGCTTAAAAGTTCGTCCAATACGTGTTTTTTCATTTCTCTGGTCTTTTCTATTATTTCTTCATTCAGTCTGTCGCGTTCTGCTTGAAGGGCTTCTGAACTCGCTTGAGCCTTAACAAATTCTTCGTGTGCATTTGAGTTTTCAAGAACTGCATTTTTGATTCTTTCTTTGGCCGAGTCAATCTCGGTTTGTGCTGAAACAACTTCTTTACTTTCTCCACAGTCAGCTCCGCCCTGTAATCCGCCCTGTAATCCGCCCTGTAATCCGCCCTGTAATCCGCCCTGTAATCCGCCCTGTAATCCGCCCTGTAATCCGCCATCTTTTAACGAAACTCCAGTTTCCATACCACCCATCAGCAGTGCAATTCTTTCGGAGTACGGAAGAGTCGAAACGTATTCCAGTACTTCAACACGATCATTAATGTCAGCTCCTGGAATTTTTTCTAACATTCCACCCTCAATAACACTTCGCATGTCATGGTGAAGCGAAAGCAAAACGGACATTTTAATTTTTTTCTTTTCTTGGATCACATATATTTTTCTCCTTGTTGAGATGTTACTTTTTATAATATATAATAATAAAAAGTAAAATCTGCTTGAGTTAAAATGAAAACGGCAAAAACGAAAATTTCGGGAGCACAAAAATCTGTTTTGAATGAACTCAGAGCTCTCCGTAAACTTCCAAAGACATTTGAAACAGATACAAGTATACTTTCCAAGCGCGCAGCATTACGGTCTCTTGGATCAGGTTCGGTTGATGATAATGGAACAACAGTGTATTTTCAATCATTTGTAGGAAAATTTCGCGACGGAAAAAAGGGAGTTGTAGTATATAGTAAGAGAGCGGATGATGATTATTATTGGGAACCTGTCGCTCTTTTTACGTGGTTGACAGATGAAGCGGCTTCGGCATACTTTGGACAAGATGTAAATGATTTGTATGCAGATCATTGCGAGTTTTACGATGCGAATTGGAATTCAAACGATGCATCAGATGACTGGCCAGAGTATTTAGACGACAATGGGTTGCGCACATCTCTCGGAGTTTTAGACGCAAAAGGTTATTTTTATGGAGGTGATAATGTCTATGTAACACCCGCAGAAATATTACATGGACAGAAAATAGTTATCTATTATGAAAATAGTGTTAATAATCCGAACACGTACCATGTAATCAATTCATTTTCAACAGAACCAGAAGAGAGTTCAACTTTTTGGCTATGGTTTGTCTTAATCATTGTTGCCTCCTTAATACTTGTGTTTATGATCTCACAAATATCAGATTTTAATAAGTTTAAAAAAGTAGAAGTACCTTAATTGCTTCGACTTGATAGGAGCCAAAAAAAAAGTGGCAAAAAAAAAATCCACCTTAATAACAACAACAAAAAGGTAATGCCCCAGGAAGGGATCGAACCTTGATCTTCCGCTCACCAACTAAGAAGTTATGTAAACATAAGTTTTAAAAAAAGAATATTTTTTTTTGGTTTTGATATACGAAGCAAGCCAAAGAAAGAAAGACATTTAGTCATGCATGGATTTAATTCAACTGACAAACTTAGCTTACTTAGGTCTTGCTCTATGCATGATTTTTAAAAATGAGCCGTATGCAACTTTAGTAATTATTGTTTTTTTCGTTTCTGCATTGCATCACTATTTTCCAAGCAAAAAGGTTCTTCAAAGGCTTGATGGAACAATTGCAAATATAAGTCTCCTGCTTCTTCTTCCACACTACTTAAAGAAGAAGCAAAAGACTTGGCACTATTGGTTGAGTTGCGAGACGTTTGCGCTTGCTCTTTACTTCTACATTATTTCAGGCAATGATTTTTCTTCATCATCGTATGTAATAAATCATTCATTGTGGCACGTGTTGTCGGCCCTCGCATTGGGAATCATGATATGTGCACCAGATAAGCGTAAGTTACGAGTTAGTTCTTTCAAAGAAATGAAGAATTCTGTATAATTTGTATTTGTGTCCAACCCTTTATAGAGATATCCCGACATTGCTTTATTTCATTTAAAAGTATATTAAGTTGCATTAACACCCAGAATCGTACGCAAGCTTAAGACGCATCACATTGCAAGAACAGCATTCACATCCTTTTTCACTTTTGCATACCTCTACTTCTTGTTGTTGTTGGTGTTGTAAACCGGTGCTTCCAAAACCGTGAGATCCTCTCTCTGTCTTTCCAAGATCTCCAATTTCAAACACTTCTTGAGTTGGAACAAGTTCAATTTTTTCAAGAATTAGTTGCGCAATTCTGTCTCCTGTCTTTACAACAAAATCAGTGTCGCTGTGATTGAACAAAATGACGCCGACATTGCCTCTATAATCCTCGTCAATAACTCCAGCACCGACATCGATTCCATTCTTTAATGTTAATCCGGAACGGGGAGCGACTCTTCCATACGTTCCTTTCGGAACAGAAACTGCTATGTCTGTTTTTACAAGACATCTGCTTCTATTTGGAACAATTGCTTCATGCGCCGAACACAAATCGTATCCTGCAGCTTTTTCGGTAGCTTGCTGAGGAGCAATCGCCTTTCCTGATAACTTTTTGTACTGAAGCATTTTTTTGATCTTTTTTTATGAGGGTAGAACAAATAAAAAACAAATGACGCGTTCCTTTTCTATTTCGAAACGAAGCCCTCGAAAACCAGGAAAAGGAAAAGGGAAAGGAACCCGAAAAAACATTAAGAAATCGCGATCTCTGAGGGGAGGAAGATTACGTTTTTTCAAGCGTATTGCGCCACTTGAAGAGGATTTGACATTACCATCACTCATTTCCTCTGCAATCGAATCTTATAAATATAAGGATTATGATGATTATACGTTCTTTAGACTAAAAGCTCAAGCATTGTACGGTAAAGAGGCACTTCTTGACGAGTTCGAATTACAACTTACGAAGCAAGTTTAGAATTCTAACTCTTTTACCGTACAACAAGTAGTCGTCTAAAATGTGGCCTAAATGTGGACCGTGAGCGATTTTTTTAAGGCATTTTTTTTTATTCTTTTTTTTAGTATTATGCATGCATTAAAATAAATAAATCAAAAACAAAATGATGTCTTCTCTATATGATTGCGATTATTCAAAAAGTGGATATGACAGTAACGGATTTGGTTTAAGGGAACATCTTGTGAATGTAAAGAATGAGGAAAAGGAAAAGGAAGCGTTAAATGAAATGCAATTTAAAATTGAATTTAATGCTAATGAACACAAGCAAAGACTTGAAGTTTTTGCATCGCTTCTAAATGAAAGTATTGTAAAGCAAAATGAAGAAAATGGACGATTTCGTCAGTCTATTCAACATGCTGTAAATATGCATCTTCAAACGTTTCTTCAGTCACTCCTGCCAGCCCAAGCAGCAACTAAAGAAACCGAGTTGATTTTAAAGAAAGCTGTAGACATGTGTAGGACTTCAAAATTAAGCTTTGAGAAATTAATTTCTCTAGTTCAACCATCATTGTCTTCGCAAACTATCATTAAAGAAAAAATGATTTTTTTGGAACAAGAGATTATTCAATTAAACAAGCGTGTCAAGATTCTTGAATCAAGTGTAAAGGATTTGACAGATTTTGACTCCTTTCTAATGTCTCCACCTCTTCCTGTAGTAAAAAATGACGAGCTTTTGCAGCGAGAAGAAATGCAACAAACACCAATACAAGAAATACAACAACAACAAGAAAAACCAATAGAACCAAAACTTAAAAAATCTCACAAACGAAAAAGTCCTGCGTCGTCGTCCTAATCACATCCTATCAAAAATTTAATCACAGTAAGATTGCAATAAACTTGTCTTTACTTTAGGAGGAGCTGACATGGACGTTTTTTCCAAAACAATAAGGTCTCCATTTGTGAGAAGCGCAACCTGCATGTGTCTATTTTCAGAAATAAGAAATATTGTTCCAGTTGGATGAAGTACATTAGGCCTGAATGTACTCTCCCATCCTTCAAGGTCCCACAAGCGTTTGTATTCTGTACTGCTTAGAGCTTCATTTTCATTTGATGCGTACAGTAAAGCGTTAGCGTTTTTGGCGTAAATTGCAAATGGATCTAAAGTAAGTTTAAAGTCACTATGAATCGTTTGCGTCACTGCGCTTTCATCAATGTCCAACATATTAGCAGAATCGTCTACTTTTACATTTGAAGTCCACATAACTTTACCAGCATCATCAGAAGCCCAAACTAAAATTCCATTTAATCTATACTCTAAAACTCCATCATTTTTGACGCTTAGAATCGCAAGTCCATTGACCGTGTTTTGTTCAATACTTGATGGGATGGCGTAATATGCCTTTTCCGGCACAGAAATGTAAGGAACCTCATCGTACAGATCAAATATATCCGGACACAATGTCCCGTCTTTAGGAGGCGCAATCCTCTTTACAGGAATATATTGCAAAAGAATGTAGTATCGAACGATTAAAACTATTGCAACGATAATGAAAATGGTTAGAATATTTGAAACTTTCATTTTTGTATTTTAAAAACGTTTTTTAGTCCATTCATCTTGACATATTCAGCTTCCGCTTCGTCATTTTCAAACACAACATCAACACCATATTCTGTCAAGAGTCGAGCAGCACGTGTGGGGCGGTCGCATGACATGACTGCATTTAAAGCTTTGAGACCTTTTAGCAACGGGTTTCTTTTAGACGGCCCAATACTATTTGCAAAATGCTTTGATACCCTTCTCCTTTCTCTTTGAAACCTATTTTCGAAATGAAGAGCAGCCCGTTCATCAATAAACCCTTTTACATGCAAAACGCGGTTCCATCTTCCTTCTTCTTTTTCTTCTTCTCCTTCTCCTTCTCTTTCTGTTTCCAAATTGAGTGCCCGGTGAGTTCGCTTCGCTCCTCCTTTTATTTCACCATTATGTTGGCGTAACCTCCTGTCCAAATTATTTGTCTTGCCAATGTAAGGAATCGTTGAGTTTTTATTGATTAACATGTAAACGAACCACTCACAGTCTGGTCTTAAAAGAGGCAACAAAAGAGAACTACCAATTGCATTCAACTTCATTCTTGTTTTGTTTTGTTTTTAATAAAAAATAATAGTCATGGTATTATAAAAAATAATATGGCAGCTGACAAAAATAAAAATTGCAGGAGCAGCTTCAATTATAAAAACAATAATTACGATGTGGTTGTTGTCGGCGCTGGACTATCGGGTGCAGTTATAGCCGACCGCTGTGCGCGCGTCCTTGGATGGCGAGTGTTGATCCTAGACCAGCGCGACCACATTGCCGGAAATTGCTACGATTACAAAAATCAAGACGGACACCTCATGAACAAATATGGTCTCCACCTTTTTCATTGCAACGATCGACAGACGTATGATTACATTCATCAATTTTCTGAATGGTTTAGATATGATCATAAGGTGGTTGCAAGAGTAATGCTGCACGGCTTCACCGAATTTGTTCCTGTGCCGGTCAACATGGAGACGGTGAACAAGCTCTGTGGCACAAACTTGCAAACCCCGGAAGAAATGGATGCTTGGTTGTCTATTCATCAGAAAAAACAAAATCCAATTAAAACCGGAGAAGACGCTGCTTTGTCACGAGTAGGACCCGACTTGTACCGGATCTTGTTTGAAACGTACACAATCAAGCAATGGGCAAAAAATCCCTCTGAGTTGGACCGTAGTGTTTTAGAACGGATCCCGGTTCGACGAGATATGGACCCTCGGTACTTCTCAGATCGGTTCCAGTTGCTACCTCGTTATGGTTATACCGCATTCGTCGCATCCATTCTCAACCATCCTTTGATAACAGTTGAATTAAACACGGATTTTTTCGAATTTCAAAAATTGCATCCGACGTCGTCCGTCTCAAAATGGCTAGTGTATACCGGCCCTATTGATCGGTTCTTTGCCAATGCGGGATTGCCACAACTTGAGTACCGCAGCATTCGGTTTGAAGAGGAACGAGTAAAAAACGCTTATTTTATGTTGCCAAATGTGGTAGTAAACGAGCCCGGCGCCGACGTGGATTACACTCGGACAGTGGAATACAAACACCTTCCCTACAACCGCGACAAAGGTCCGCATACGACATTGGTGCGCGAGTATACGACGGATGTCGGTGAGCCGTTTTATCCCGTACCAGATCTTCGCAACCAATCCTTGTACGAACAGTATCGCGTGTTAGCGGAAGAAGCGGAAGCAAAAAAAGACCTACCTCGAGTCTTGTTTGTTGGCCGATTAGCAAATTACAAGTATAAAAACATGAATGATGCCATCCGCGACGCACTGGAAATGTTTGAAAGCAAGATGAGGAACGAATAAAATGAATTTGTACTTTTTCGCTTATTCGGAAAAGATCAATGGGTGCAGGCGTTCAATGACAAAGCCTTCGATGGGATTGACCTGCGCTCCCAACATGTCCACGATGCGTTGATAAAAAGCCTTTGGTCTTTGCCGAATCCGGGCACGGGAGACAATAAACTGGGCACCTTCACCAAAGATAACAGGATACGATGGCGGATCCGAATCAAATAGTTGTCTATATACCTGGGTTAGAGGTAAGCCTGGATGGTGGTCGCACCCTCTGAGAAAGTTAAATTGGATGAGACGTTCACTAAGCCACGTAAACGATGCTGTTTGTGTTTTGCTTAATTTATTAAGAAGGTCCGCCGAATGGTCAAAAGGGTAACCCTGCACAAATGCCGTGAAATCGTGAAGTCGATCGTAATTCTCAACAATGTGGTGAAAGTACGTGTGTCCTTCACGACCTAAATTGGTCAAAAAGAAATGTGTTACGAGCGGATTTGTCTCAGCAAAATCTACCTCTCCCTTGTGATACACACCAATGGATGCTACCGACTCGATGCGTAAAACATCTGTTAACCATTCCAGAGACTCGCGGAAATGAGCGACAACTACTTGCATGTTTTTTTTATTGTCACTTACTTTTCTTTGTTTATCATATTAAAGTCATATTTATTTGAATATTTTTAAAGTTTCATTCATCTTCGTTCATTGACCCCGCATAAACAGAACTTGCCATCTTGCTTCCCTCGCTCCCAATTTTTCCAATACCATTAAAAACCTCTGTTTTTATTTGGTCGTATTCCACTAAAAGTTTTTCCAATTCTTCTTCATCTTCAATTTCTTCATCCTCTTCATTCCAATTTTTATTATTCTCGCAGCATTTTTCCATAAGGTCATTCGCTGCTAATTCCGGAGCAGATGCAACATCATCAGTGGTAAGACCGGTTACAGAGTCTGAACCAGAAAAACTGTGCATGACCTTGATCCCCACAGTCGCAAGTTCTCGTAGCAAGAGTCCAGAGTAGCAATATGTCGTTGGAAGCGACACGGATGAATTTTTTGCGCCACAAAGTGCGCACTGAATCCCAGAATTCTTGACGTCAAATGTAAGAGTTCTCAAAGTCTCATCCCGGCTTTCGCCGACATGGCCGCACGTCTTGCAGACTAAAGCGGAGTGAGCGTCAGACGCAATGCGCGAGCGATCGTCCAAGACGTAAGCTGCACCGTGAGATAAAAGAGCGTCCTTTTCCATTTCGCCGAGACGCTGGCCGCCCTTGTTTGCGCGACCGTCCAAGGGTTGGCGAGTCAAGGCAGCTCGGCCTCCTCTTTGCCTCGACGTCACCTTGTCCAAAACCATGTGTTTCAGCATTTGGTAGAAGGAGCATCCGATAAACCATTTACCCTCCATGACTTCTCCCGTCATTCCGTTGCACATGGTTTCCTCGACGCCAAACCCGGCCTTGATTAATTCCTCCACCGCCCATTTGGCATTCACCCTGCGAAACGGCGTGGCATCAATAAAATTGCCCTTGACGACGCCCAAATTCGACATGACCATTTCTAAAAGCCAACCCACAGTCATTCTGCCGTTCATGCAGTGTAAATTAATAATCACGTCCGTCCTCATCCCGGCGTTTGGTCCATTCATCACAAACGGCATGTCCTCCTCATTCATCAAGACTCCAATCGTTCCTTTTTGACCGTGCCGAGAACTTAGCTTGTCGCCCTCTTGCGGAGTTCTTGTGGTCCGCGCGCGTATGCGAACGGTCCGCATGCCTTCCTTGGTCGTCGACATCATGACCTTGTCAATAATAAACGTTTCAGACTCTTCGCAGCACATAATGACCGACTTGTCGCGCCGAACGTCCTTGATACTGCCATCCGCCTGCACCTCTTGTGTGTGCGCAACCTTGCCCACAATGACGTCGTTATTCATAATTGGTGTTCCCGGTTCAGGTAGTCCGTCCAATCCAATCTTATCGTAACACACATTGCCGCGCACGCCTTCGCATGGCGAAAAGTCTTTATTAACTCCATTGAATTGCGGATGCTCAAAGATTTCTTGTTCAGTGCCCCTCTTTCTAGCCACGGTTTTCAGCATTCTGTAGACTGAGATGCGGCCGGACCCGCGCTCAACCGACGCTCGATTGCGAATTATACTGTCCTCTTGACTCAAACCTTGAAAAGGTGCAATGGCAACAATAAAATTTTCGCCCATCGGCCAATCGTTAATTTTCTTGGCGTGCGCGATTGCAGTGTCAGCCATGGGTCTCTGGGGATACCACAAGACGTGCGCGTAGCCAAAATCCATTCGATCTGCAATGTTGGTGGCGGGCGTCGACACAGCCTGTTTCAGCATGCCGCTTTGGTACGAAACGCGCGGAGCTTGATCGTGATCCGAGAAGGGAACGGACGATGCACACGTCCCCAAGAAGCTTGAAGGATGAACTGCCATGTGAGAATACGGAAATTTGTCTTCAAGTTCAATTGCTCTGTCAACCTCTTCAGGCTTGAAGGCCACTCGGTATTCGAGCATTTCCCATGAATCAATGTACTCGACAATACCAAGACGTCGCATTGCGGCCCATAACTCCTCGCGCCCTCCTCTGGCCGAGTCCAAAGCTTCGGTAAGCATGTGAAGAGACTCAAGATGAATGAGAGGAAATGTTACGACGCCCATGTCAGTCGAAATGCAGATTCCCTGAGGGGCTCGAACTACGCTGCAGTCGAACGGTAAATAGCCGTGTCGCCTCGCCAGTCGTGCCGCATCAACAAACTCATCAACATTGATTGTAACTGCAACTGGATCCGAATTTACGAAAATAATTGTAGGCTTGACGCCCCACGTTTCTTGGAGGTCACTTAACGTTCTGAAAGGTTTTACAAGCTCATTTGGAGGTGTAAAGTACGGAGGAAGTCCTATGCGCTGACGCAAAGACGTGGCAAAGTCCGTAAGTCCTTGAAGACTGCGCTCAACTATTTTCAGGTCAGTTCCGACGCGAACGTGAGCAAATGTCGCTAAATTTTGCAGAAGACCGCAGCCCTCTCCCTCCGGGGTTTCTGCAGGACAGAACAGAAAAAGCTGCGTCGCGTCAACTCCACGAAGCTGCTTATACTTTCCAGCGCGCGGAAGAGGCGTCGACACACGTTGAATGTGTGTTTGAATGCCCAATGGATTGACTTGAATCGCCAGTTGGATCACGCTTGTCCCGGCATTCGAAGCATCTTTTTGAACCGTTACTTCACCTTCCGAAAAGGCTTTAAGAATGTCGCGCGTCAAGGTGTCGCTTCCGCCAAGAATAACCGAAAGATCCAAGCTTTTTCCGAGCTTGCTCCTCTTGTACACGCTATTTCTCAACAATTTCATGGAGGCGGCAAACTGTTGACGAAACATGACGCTCAAAATTCCCGCACTCATTTGAACAGACTTGTAGCCTTCGAAATCTCGATCGTCCTTCTCCTCATAACCGAGGTGCACATCAATCATTCTGCGTATAATTATGCTTAGATACACTGCTTTTTTAAGCCTTGTTAGCGGAAGGTCGTCATAGCCAACGTGAGGAAGCAACTCTCCCGTGATTTGCTGCATGACCTGCTTCCTTAATTTTTCAGGTGTCGGATCAGGGCATCTTAGACCCACTGACGCAGCATCAAAAACTTGAAGTAAGGGCAAGAAGGCAAAAGGGTGCCCAAAATTTGTAGAAAACACGCGCCGTTTCGCCTCCATCTTTTCAATTGAATCTTGATCCTCTTCCTTGTCTTCTCCGCACCAAAGAATACTTTCAATGACTTCCTGGGTCTCAAATCCGAGCATGCGAAAAATTGCGACGATTGGCATTCCAGTTTCCAAAAAAGGAACGTCAACCGTAATAGATGACGGACTCCCAACCAAGTGAAGGTAAAGTGTCGATGTCGACCTGTATTTCTCGTCTGCTCGTAGAGAGCGAATGTCAGCGTCGACTGCGCCCCTTGTAACACCCTTGACCAAGTGAACATTAATTCTTTGCGTTTTCTGGGGCTGCAACACTTTCGGGTTTCCACGAACGATAAAGTACCCGCCCATGTCGAGCCAACATTCCTTCTTGGCGTCAATGGATGCGTGGCAAAATTTGCTCCTTAACATCATTGGCATTTCAAATAGAGGCATTTCTCTGTAAACAGTCATGACGCTTTTCTGTTCGAGCGCGACGCCCTTCTCGTCTGTTGAAAAGACAGTGTGCTCGACGTCAACTAAAACTCGTCCGGAATACGTTAAACCCCGGTCCCTTGCTTCTTCTGGCTTTAAAATGTCGAGAACGCCGGCTCTCAATGCTCTCACAGACGGGTCGGAATTGTCAAAGACCGGGCGTTTCGTAACTACATTTGTGAGGTTAATGTAGTGCCTCTCCTTGGTTTCCAAGCACAAGATGTCTAGCCTGCCATGCTCTTGTACAATGTAGGGCATACGAAATTGAATGAAATTTTCGAAATGTCCAATTTGATCAGTAGCATAGTTAATCATTCGTTCATGGCTCTGAAGAGCCGCATCCTGTACGGCATTCGTGTAAAAGTCTGCATAGCTTGTCGTCATTTCATTCATTGTAAATATTTGATTTAATTAATTTTTTGTAATATATATATATATATATATATATATACATAAATCTCAAAAAATGAACTCCGAAGTAGAAAACAATAGTGATGGCAGCGACGAAGACATTGATTTAAATGGAGACATTAAGAGCGTCCAATCCCTTGTTTTAAGCATGATGCTTGTTTCTGACGATTTGATTGCAAGGTTACAAAAATTAGACAAACCCGGTGTAACCAAAACAACAATTATAAATGACAGCATTACGTCCACTGGAACTATTATACGATTGTTATCAATAGCAATTAAGAAAGCTAATAGAATTTCTCGAAAATCCTTGTTAATTGAAGAAGAAAATGAAGAACTCGAAAGAGCACAAGAGTCTCACGCAATGGCTTTAAATACTTTGGAAAGTGTCATTAAAACACACAAGGACGATAAAAAGCTTCTTGTTCCTCTTTCGCTAAACGTAAAGCCGTACACTGCGTCAATGTCAACAAAACAAGGCGGAGACACAAAATGCAGCACTTGCCTTGAAGATTTTAAAGAGGGAGCAAATTTGTTTGTTCTTCAATGTAATCATTATTTTCATGCTGAGTGTGCTATTAAGTGGCTTTCAGAAAATAGGAGCGCATGCAGCTTGTGCAAGAGACATATTGTTGATTATCAAATTATTTTGAAAGGGAGAAAACGTCCTCGCCAAAGTTCTAAATCTGGCGAGTCAGAGGGTGGAGAGGATGGAGAGGACGATGGAGACGGGGAAGGCGGGGAAGAAGATTTAGAAAGCGATATGATTTCTGTGCTTCCGGTAAGAATTGAAAACGAAGAGGGGGAGGGGGAGGAGGGGGAGAAGGGGGAGACTTCGAGCGTATCGATTACAAGATAAATAAGATTTCACTCTTTTCCGCCTTTTTTTAATTAATTACCAAAGAATTATTTTAATGATCATTTGTACTCTCCGTTCAATACTCTGCAACCTTTATGTCCACGACCCTTTCCTTTACAATATTCTTTTTTATCTTGTAATTCTTTGGCCGACATGTTCAAACCCCTTATACAATTTTCTTCCTACATATTTTCTGGATCTGGATCTCTTGATTGCCTTCCGGCTTCTTCTTGATCTTGATCTCGATCTCGATCTTGATCTTGATTTTGATTTTCCACCAAGGAAAGAACCCACTAAAGCGCCTGCGATCGCACCAGATCCTTTTGAACCTCTCGGAGCTAAAAGACCGCCAATGGCTGCTCCCGTAAGAGCATTTGAAAATCGATCGCCTCCCTCAATTTTTGTTTCAGTTGTAATGTTGTCAAATTCCATTTTCTTTTTTTTTTCTTTGGGTCGTATGAAATCAGATAATTAATTTATTTGTGCAAAACAATTCTTCTTTGCGTGTTCCGCCGCCTTTCTTTTAAAAGCCTCAGGATTTGATACAAGTAAATGCGCGGCATCTCTGTTTAATGGATCAGACGGATTTGGATACGAGAGGAGATAAGGAAGCTGCGTCTCAACAATATGACGAATGGTAAAAGATGGAGACCACGCCTTGGGAGACAAGACGTCAAGACAAATGGATCCGCTTTCTTCGTCAATGTTCGGGTGAAGAATTCTTCCTACTATTCCAACAGAAGGAGAAAGGAATGGAAAGCCGTCTGGAATAGTGAAGCGCACTCTCCATACACATTTTTCGTATGGAGACGATTCGGGGCCTTGCATTGTTGTTACAAAACACTTTAGATCAAACTCATCTTGCCCATTTTCTCCGGTTACTTTGAACCCATTATCTTGCAGATCCTTTACATCTCGTAACGCGCGACGTTTCCAAGCAGCTGACATTTCAAATTTTTCTTATTTCATGTAAGATTTTGACGCAAGTATTTTTTTTTTATTTTGAACGTTCTTCTTTTCCTTTTCCTCTTTTTTTTTTAATTATTTTAAGTAGAAGTAGAAGTAGTAGAAGTAGAAGTAGAAGTAGAAGAAGGTAGAGAAGGAGGACTTTGTCCTGAAGCAATATTTAAACTTGCCAGTAACCTAAGCGACGACTCGGCGGACGAAAGTGGAGGTTGAGTAGAAGGTGTGGCAATTAAATCGCCAAGAGGCACAAAAGCAGTTTGTGTTGCCTCAAGCACGGGCTGATATTTGGCAATTAAATTTGAATCAGGAAAATTCGACGAAAAATAATTCGCAACTAGATAATACATGTACGATACAAGCGGAATTGAATCGATTTTGTTTGTGGGTACGGAAAATCCGTAGCTCAAAGGTACGAACTTCATATTCAGTGGAGAGGATCCATTCTTATACATTTCCCTGGTCAAGTACGAATTCGCGTTCACCGACACAAATGAAGACGAATTGGCCATACTTATCGAAATGGAACTTATTCTTAAATAAAAGCTTGTATATGAAAATCCATCCGGTGATGTAAAAGCACCTTGAATGATAACTCCCATTTTTATTTTTGCTTTTTATCTTTTATGATTTATGTAATTTTACAAAATACTTCCTCCTGCACTAAAGTTTAAACAAATGTTTGAAGACAAGGCCGTGCTTACAAACATACAATCCGTAATATATCCGTTCATGCCTTCAGAAGCTGCACCGGATGTTCCAAAATTACCAAGAAAAGCTAAACCTCCATACGTTCCCATTGGATAGATTCCATAAGCTCCATGAGAGTAAGAGGTACCATTGAGATATGTTGTCCAATTTGCAGACGAATCGATCGTAAGTGCTAAGCTATACCATGTGTTTGTATGAAGGGTAAAAATTGGTCCAATTACAGAATAGTTACCAGAAAGACCATAAAGATTGCTCGATCCTCCTTCAATAAAATACCCATAGCCGCCATAAGCTCCAATGCCTCCACTTAACCCATTAAACATTATGATACTGTTGGAACCAGAAGAAGGCAGTGCATTCACATAAAAACGGCACATTAATGTATTATTGCATGGCGAAGTTGGGTTGAGTGCATTTGATAAATATACAGCAGAAAGAGTATTTCCGGTAATGCTTCGAAAACAATAATTTGTGGTTTTAGCCCAATCTCCAGGCGTTCCCGGTAAAGAAATATTAGACGAAACTTTACTTGAAGCAGTAAAGGGGGGCGTGCGCACATTAGTTGAAGGATTCACGTTAGCCGCATAATCATAAATTGAACCGCTTCCTGACCCGTTACCCCAGCCCTTTAAAAATACAAGAACATTTTGTGGATTATCGGTTCGCGTGTTTTTACATGCGCTTGGTCTAATCATTTTTTTATTATTCATGTTTGGAAAAGAAAGGAGGGGGAACAAGGAAAATGAAGAGGAAGAGAAAGAGGAAGAGGAAGAGAAAGAGGAAGAGGAAGAGGAAGAGGAAGAGGGAGAAAGGGAAAGAAGGGAAAGAGGAAGAGAAAGAGAAAGAAGGGAGAGGAAGAGAAAGAGAAAGAGGAAGAAGGGATTGGAAGAAGGGATGGAAAAAGAAAGAGGAAGAGGGATAAAAAAAGAAAGACTACTTATACACAATTGCAAATTAAATGTAAACCACGCACCACACCATCCCCAGACCAAATGTTAAATGAAATACCAATAAGGAGACGTTGATGAATACAAAATTGTGCTTGTTGCGGACGGAGCAAGAACGACAATTGTTGTTCCACCGTTTTGCTGGACTGTCAAGTTGCCTGTACTGCCCGGCATGTTTCTTACAACTACATACCATCCATCTGGTGTCGAAGAAGGCATTTGAAATCCTATAGCGGTTGTATTCGTGACTAAATGATAATAAGCAAAGTTATTGCTAGAAACGGAATATGTCGATGATTGAGAGCCTAAAATAAGTATGTTCGCATACGACTGAGCATAGCCCGTTACAGTCAAAGCGCCGCCTGAAAATGTCAGATTGGACTGACCTTGTAATGAAGTCGAAGTTCCAGACGCAGTTAACACGTATCCAGACGCGTATGGAGACGTAATCGACATACCGCCGCCTCCAGTTGCGCCCTGGACTCCTTGTGGACCCTGAGTCCCAGTACCACCAGTAGTACCCTGCGATCCTTGTGTACCAGCTCCTGTCGACCCCTGTGTGCCTTGTGCACCCTGAGTCCCACTACCACCATTAGTACCCTGCGCACCTTGAGTTCCAGTTTTTCCATATGGTCCAAAAACAACTTTTGTGAATAAAGCACCCACTTCCCTAAAAGTGCTATCAAAGTACAGATTTGAACCTAAAGATCTTGAAATTGTTCTTCTTGTTGTTCCATTCTGGTAGTATATAACGTTTACTCCATCATAAACTATTTGAAAAATATCTGATGCAGCAAAAGTAAAGGTA